AGCAACATTAACACTGGCACCTTCAGTAGGAAGGTCAATTACAGCGACATCACCAAATTGAGAATTCGGGAGAACACCCATCAATAGATCTTTGTTCCAATTACAATATCTGAGGTCAAGCATTGTATCGGATTTCCAATAGGACGAATCAGCTCCGGGAATATCAGGAGTAGAAAATACAAAAGGAGAAGTACCAGAATAGTAATCTACATTATAAGATGAAGGATTGGATTTTTCCCATTGAGACCAACGGAAAAAGTCTTGATAAATCTTCTGATAAGCAAGAACAGGGAAAAGATTCACAACATTGTTCTGGATATAGGCTTGACTATAAGGAGAACTAGTGGAATTCTTCAAAGAGGTAGACCACCAACGATTATTCGAAGAGGGAACAGTACCGATAACATTTCCATAACCAAGATAACTCAAAAGCTTGAAAGCTAAATCTCCACGGTTAAAACCAAACAGATTCGAAAGGAAACCTGTTTTTCCAGGGTCATTGGCAGACCCGTTTAAACGATAAAGAAAAAAATTCAAAACATTCAAAGATACAGAAGGTAAATAAGTTCCAAGCGACAAATTCTGTGTCAAAGACAACGCTTGAACTTGATTAATATCCTGCATCTGTGTTAAGACAGAAGGAGCAGACTTCCAAAGAAGACGCAACGGCACAGCGTAGAAATCAAAGTATTCACGCAACCGAGTATAAGCGGAAGTTTCAACGGGCTGAGTACGAGTAAAATACTCAACATTAAACTTATATTTATCACCAGGCATAGAAATATCCCAATAGACGGGAAGAAGCTCACCAACTTTTGCAGTAAATGCATTTTTACGTCCAATGTCAAAGCCAGAACGGTGAGGGTGGTTCTGGAGATTGGACATTCCAGTGTAAGAAGCCATAACTAAAATTTAAAATTGAACATATCAATCATGATAAGAAAAAATGCCAAACAAATCATTAGCCTTCTTGTGTTTGACCTTATCCCTACATTTCATCAATGCAGCGGCAGCCAAACGACGAACAAGAGGCAATTTATGGTAAGGCTCTTCCTTATCGCGAACAGTCCTATTATAACGGAAGGAATAATTGCGAATTTCAAAATCGACCAAGTCTTTATCATTAGCATCTTCCAAAGTCTGATAAAAGTCTACAAGACGACAATAATCATACCTCTTCCAAAAACAAAATATTTTTTCAGAGATTATTCGTAAGAACCTTTCTCGACAAAAGAGTTCTCCTCCAGAAGTGCCGCTGGACCAGAAGAATTCCGAGCATCCATCTGTTGAATATGTTCGAACAAATTTAGAAATTCCGAGGAAAAATCGGTACACGCGGGAGAGACGATGAATAGGTTCTGAATCAATACCATCGTACAAACGACATTCAGTAAGAATGAGAATATCACTATGAGGTAAATTCGCCTGAGGAGAGAGGTAGTTCCTATATTCATTTGATTTTCCATAATTATCTACATAATTTAAATATTGTTTACAAAAAGACAAAACACTTTGCTTAGAACTTTCGCTAAACGGGTCACATCCTATATCAGCGCATCCGCTACGAATGACTCGTGAGGGCGCTGTGAACGCAGCAAAAAGTAACTGGTGAATACCCGATGGAGATTCACGAATAACGTCCGAAAATCGGGGGAATAGTCGAAGGAGATACGGCCATGTAGGTTTAATTGTTCGAAAATAACCATTGCGCTCAACGCGGACTCCATCAAGGCACTTATGGATAACTTCATCAACTTCGGTAACTCGTACCTTTCGAGGAAAGAGATTTGATTCCGTAAATCCAATGGAATGGAAGGATTTAGGTTGCACCACTTTTGGCATTTGAGTATAAAAGTCGGGTAAAGCGACAAAACTATTAACATACGACGCAACATACGGAGCTGCGAATCCTCTCGAAAGTGACGCATCACAACGACCGTAGGACCAAGCCTTAGATACATTTTCACAAACAGTTTGCGAGAATCGGTCGGAATTGGAAAACAATAACAAGTGCCAATGTGGGCGGAAACTGGTAGGGCCGTATTCTGATACAGCGTAGTAACATAATTTTTCATCTGGGTAATAACTTCTTAAGCGTTTTAAAAATAAATCAAGGTCGCGATTACAGATATAAGGAATCCTATTCGGAACATCATGTTTAATCTTTCCAAGAATAGACAAAAGGTCCTTAGACTTCATAGGATAAGAAAATTTAATTTCAGGGTCCTTGAAGGTCCGTTCAACCGTAGAAGTCTTTAATTTAACAGAAGAGGTACGAGGAACGCTGCGAAAACCAAAAAGATAAGTGTTAGGGTCACCAGCGTCCAAGTCATCAATATTGGGAACGCAGGGAACATCCGCAATATCATCCGTACAAACTTCAATAACCGAAACCTCCAAAGTAGGAAGAAAGCAAGGAGCATAAGTGAGGGTGACAAAATAAACATAACGGAATTGAGCAGAATAAGTAGTGAGAAGGTTTGTCTGAACAGAAGACCGACGAAGAATACAAGAAGGACAATGTCCACAAGAGACAACGACGGGCTCATGTGTGTACTTGTTGATAACTGTACGAGGATTCTGACAACGGGTCAACAACTTATTCTGCAATTCCTGAGTAATCATTTTCTATCAGTATAATTAAGTTCCATTTGACGAGGATTTCGAACACGAGCAAAGGAAACGTGAATAAACGTACGATATTTTATAAGCTGGTCAAATTTAAAGGGAGAACCTTTAATCTTCAAGATAAAGCCATCGACAGAAGAGTCAACAGGCTTTAGGTCAATAGCATCACCAGTCAGATGCTGAGAGTTTTTAACACCATTACACGCATCATTCTGTTCTTTAGTACGGAAAGCGGAAGTAACAGTAAAATGAATATTCTGGCGTAAAAGCCACTCGACAAATTTCATTAATTCAGGATTCATGACTTACGAAAATATTTGAGCAATAGACGTAAGAAGATAAGAAGACTAACAGCAGCTGCAATAATTGCAGACCAGATTATAGACTTAGTTTAACTTTTCATCGGGAATTGCTTTAAAGGTTGAACAATGAGAAATAATAAGCAAACAATCAGGACGAAGATGCGAAGAAACAAAACTAGAAACTTCGTCAACGGGAACAAGAATGGTTTCATTCTGATTGGGGTTGACCTTTGATTGAATAGAACACAAATAATACTTTTCCATAACATTTAAAATTTTAATTATACATGTTTTTTAAAGACAAAGCAAAGTTACATATAAATACTTGAGAAAAACAAATATCAACGTAAATATTAACATTAATAAACAATAAGCTATATGGGTGGCAGGCTGGTCTGTGAGTTTGCGTATATAAGACAAGAGGAGACTGAAAGCGATGAGGTAAATCGCTTTCCCTTCGGGCAAACTCATGTAGACTTCGTCAATTTATATTTTAGGTGTTTAGCGGCGACGGAAAAGAAGAGATTAGAGGGAGATTGCTTACGCGTTGCAAGCGTCAAGCTTCAAGGAAGGCAGTACTATAGCCTAACGGCTCTGATTCCAGTCGACGAGGTCTCCCGGAATTCAGGGGAATGTATAACCACGCTACGCGCGGTTGCCAGAAGTTACTCCAAGCAACAAAACCCGGCGCGTATCACTACGAACCGGGCTAGAAGAAAAACGAAAAGAAGTACGAACATTAACGACCAGAGCGAATAACTCTATGAGGTAAGAAATTTCCTATAGTATTACCAATACTAGTTCCATAATCTACCCATTTATCAGAGTCAAAGTATTTATGCTTTTTCTTTTCATTTCTAGAACGATACCATTCCTCAATGTTCCTACTGCGAGCATTATCCTGGGGAAGACCAAGTCTAAGTTCTTCCTTATGATAAGCCGCGGAAGACTCATTAGCTGCAATATTGGCAGAAATTTGAGACTCAGCAATACGAGAAGCAACTTCATTAGAAATATTCTGACCACGAGCACGAGCAGCAGCCAAAGCTTCTTCAGCCAAAGATTTTTTAGCTTCAGCATAAGAAAGATATCCAGAAGACATGCGCTGGTAATAATCCGCAGCCTTAACATTTAGGTCAAACTGTTGTTGTTGGTCAAGATACTTATTCATAATACCTTTAGCCTCATTATCGAGAAGCATACCAGAACGTTGAGCACGCATAATGAGACCAGTCATTGCCATGTTATCAACTTCCTGTTGTTCCTTAGCATAACCAAGCTGAGCACGAGCTAGTCCAGTAGACTTCAAATAATTACGAGTGTCTTCAGTAAGTTTTCCCCAATCAATATTAGAAAGAGTTTCCATCGCCTTAGCATCAGCAAGCTGTCGAGCACCTTGCAATTGAGACTTTTCAGATTGCATCAACTCGTATTGGAAAACATTACCAATGGAAGAACCTATACCAGAATAATCAGCCTGAAAAGGTTGCATAACAGCATTTCCAGAAGAAGAAGCTGTAGCGCCAGTACCGGCAGACTGAGCAACACCAGCAGAACCTCCATTCAGCATTAAATAAGGATTTAAACCAGCCTCTTCGAGACGTTGACGTTGGGCAGAAGCAGTGTTATAAGAATTTTCTTTATTCCACATATTTTCTTGCCAGTTACGCTGCTGTATAGCCATACGTTCGTTGAACTGGTTATTCATCTGATTAATTTTGTAGTTCATCTGGTTGGTCTCCCGGACACTTTGGCTGTTCTGCGAATTTTGAATTGCAGAAGAACCAAGACCAAAGAGACCACCAGCAATTGAACCAAGAAGACCCATTATTCAGAGGAAGCAGTATCGGCGGAAGCAGCGGCCGCTTTTTCTGCTTCTTGTTTAGCAGTTTCATCATCAATCAAATCCTGTGCCTGAGCTTCAAGATTTTCAGCATAAGCCGACAATTCCTTAGACCAAGCAATAATCTCAGAAGGAGCCTGAATATGCCGAGAACGAACCGTTGCCAAAAGGTCATCGTCAGACATCTTATCCATAACCTGTTGAATCTGGGAAGCGGACTGTCCTCTCTGTCCGAACTTAGAAGCAACAGAAAGACCAGCACGGGAAGCCAAATCCTTGGTATGAAGAATCAAACGAATATCAGAAGTGTAACGCACCGGGCAAGTTTTTTCGTTATCATAAATTTCAACACGGAGCTGTTCGGTAGAATCAAACTCAGGAGCAACTGCAAAATCATCAGGCTCAACATTGGGAATAAGTCCAAAACCTTGTTCAAGACTATCCAAATTATTAAATTTTCCAATCATAATAAAAAAGATTTAATAAGGTACACCATCACGAGACAAATTACGGGCAACATAGCAACCAATATAGGAATTAATCAATAATTGGTCAGTATCCCAGGTAGAATCCGCGTGAACACCAAAAATCGGGTCAAGAACAGAGGGATTAACCTTGAAGAACTTGTAATTCAAAACAACCTTGGTATTCTTATCGGCATCACCTTCTTGATAACCAAAGCCAAACCATCCGGAAAGGAGAGATTCAGTAACAGGAGAAACCCAAGATTTAAGAGTAGTAGTAAACGCACCATTAACAACATCAAGTTTTGTCTTCCAGTTAAAATAACGAGGATTATATCCAGCATTAAACAAATTAACAATAGAAGCTTTCGGAGAGTTGAAAATTTGTGTCATAGGAAGAACTTCCATACCAATATTATCAAACTCCGGAATTGGGAGAGATTCAGCGTCAGTTACCAGTAACTGTCCATCTTGACCAGTAATTGTATAGTCAAGTAAAGGAACGGCATGATAAATACACATAACGACACAATGCTCGTCAGTGGTATAAGTAAATGAGCCATTACCAGCACCAACACCTTTACCAGCAATCACAGCGGTATCACCATCACCAGCAAGATTATTGTTAACAACTTCGCTAATATCAAGATTACGAGAGATACCACCAATATAAGTGCACATATTGGAAAGAGCTTGAGGCAAGTTGACGCCAAAATGCTTACGAATCTGCTCACGATAATCAGAATCACCGGACTGACTGATTTCTTTCCAACGCTGAAGAGCCTCGGCCTGGCGAAGAGCAAGAACCGTAAACTCAGAAGCAATATCCTTGACATTAACAGAAAGGGTAGAACCAGCTTTTATCGTTTCACCAGAAGCCAAATGAACACCAATAGGAGAAGTAGCAATACCAGTAGACATGACAGTAGCCGTAGCAACAGGATGCAGAACACCTTTAGTATCAGCAACATTAACACTGGCACCTTCAGTAGGAAGGTCAATTACAGCGACATCACCA